TGTTGATAAGTATTTTTTGCCAAGCTAACTACATCATAAGTAACAGTATCAGCAACACCAGGATTACCTAAATTCCATTCTTTATTACTTAAAGATTGTTTTGTTAATCCAAACTCTAAAAGGCCAGCAAAATAAATCGTATAAAGACCTGAAGAAAACTTAGCCGCTAAGTCTAAACTTGACGCTCCATTTGCATTTAACAAACATGCGGTTAAACTTTCTCCTCCTGCAACTCTTCTAATTACATCATTACCAGGCCAAGGGAAAAATCTATATTCATACTGACCATTGGGATGAGCAACTCTTATATAGTTATATTGAAATTCAGGCGTATTTCCTTTTACACAAAATAACCCCGAATGATTATTTACATTATCAGGTTTAACCCAATGATCATCAGACCATTCTTCATTTGATCCAGCTTTTCTTACTAATAATTTAAAGAAACTTATTCTGTTTAAATAAGTTTGAACTTGTCCTAATGATATAGGATTTCTATCATTAATTGCACCAACAATATCTCCTTCTGTAGGTTTACTATTTACGTTTGCAAACTGCATCTGTTTATAAACTTTTGACTTCAAACCTATTTCTGTAATATCACAATCTCTATTATTAGAAACACTACCTATTGTTGTTTTTTGTAAGGCATATCGTGAATGTGGAGGAAATATTTGATTTTTATTCTGTTCGTAATAGAACTCATTTGGGTTGCTATTTGGAACGGTCCAATGATTACCACTTGTATTCCATTCAGGATTTAAACAATGAGTAGATAGATCTGCATTAGGCAAGCACTCGTAATATCCCTTTTGAACAACCTTGAAAGTGTACTGTCTTGTTTGTGATTTACGACCTTCCCAAGGAGCACCAGGAGAATCTAAATTGTCGCCTCCCATCGTGCATGAAACTAAAGCTGTTCCAGCCATATATTGTTCTCCTTTTGATATGTACCCGTCAGTTGCTTCTCTTACAGAAATGCTAATTGCATCAACATCTTCAACACCATGACGGCCAATATGTCTTGTATCGTTTTTCTGAAAAGCAAGGACATTATCATCGCTTGTTTCACTATTATCAGAACCTCCTACAACTTGATAAGTTAAATCAGTCCCAACAGTTACCTCTTCTAAACCTGCTTTTTGATTAGTAGTCCCACCAGAAGCAAAGCCAGCTCTCATAGGCCATAAGCCTAAGTTTTTCACTCGTTTACGAACCTGTATTCTAATTCCAGGTCTAGTGTCTTTATTAATATCACCCCAACGAATTAATTCATAAGGAAGACCAAACCAAGTACAGTTCGGCATTGGTGAACTTAAACCAAAAGTAGCTTGTGTTGTTGGGTTTCTTGTTCCGCAACAATATTCTTCAAAATGCCCAGTTCCATCATCAATCTTAAAAACATCATCCTTAAAAACATAATTTTGATTATTAAAATAATTATCGTTAAAGTTTTCTCCTGATAAGAAAGGAATACTTGTTTCACTTCCAGGTAAGGAAGAACCATCAATTGTCCTAACTTTATATATTTTTTCAGAGTGATAATTAGAGATTAATAAATCACCAATTGCATAACCTTCAAAATCAGGACCATCTCCTGTTAGACCTAATTCACCTAATGAAAATAAAGCAAGAATTTTTAATTGCTGATAACGACCAAAACTAAGAAGCTGTGACCACATCAATTGAGAATTAACCCTAATGCCGCCATACTTTCGACCACCTAATTCTTGATATTTAGTAAAAACAAGAGGAACTAAATCTCCTAAAATTGCTAATTCTTGAACACTGTTAAAGCTATGTTGTGGAGCAAACTTTTTAGATCCTTCTATATCTGCTGTTTTTACAGCTTGCCCTTGCTTTTGACTAGGAGGCTTAGGAGTTAAAAGATAACTAACTACACTTAAAGCAACACCAACAACTACTTGTCCTAAAAGAGTAAGTGTCCCTGCCGTTCCAGCAGCAGTTGTAGCAGCAGTTGTAGCAACAACTAAAGGGCCATTAACAATATCAGGAACTAAGTTATAAGCTTCTGGTCTTTCTTTTACTTTTGCCGCTACACCTTCTAAAAATTTAAAATATTCTTCTTCTGTTAATCCTAAAGAATTACAGAGATCGGCTTCCGTTGGAAGTAGCACCCTACGACCGAAAGGGCTTCTAGCGGCGACCATATCACCACCTGGTTTTCTGATGTCCTTCGGTAACTCAGCCATCCTTCCTCGTAAAAAGCAGCCATGCCATAGCCGTTATCTTCGCTATGACACAAACCAATTACACCTAGTCTAGGCGTTGATTCTACTCCCCACTTATTTAATTCTTCATCAAATATTGAATAGTCTTTTTTTCTTAATCGTCTATACCAATTTCGCTGTGCTTTAGGAACAGTAAAGCCATAGTGAGCCAATACGGTTTGACAAAGACTTAAACAATCACCAGTTCCATGTATGGCTGGATTAGAACCAAGTCGATAACCTAAACCAATTAATTCGTAAGGCTTCAAAGATTTTGAATCTGTCCAGTCAAAGGAAGATGAGAACACCTACTTTTAGTCAGTGTTTGCTGTGGAGCGTTTGCACCAACAGCGTCAATAGCAGAACTTAACAACAACTCAATTGATTCTGGGTCGTATCTCATCGAAGCCGCTAACCATTGCTCACCTGTTAACTTTCCATTGTTTTTTGCAGCAGTATCTTTATTAAAGTTAGAATCCATTAAGAATGTTTCAACTAATATCTGATATTTATTTGTCACAAACTCTTTAACATGACCCATGCTTATAGGATTATTAGCAAGGATAATTGAAGCCTCTAAGTTATCACCAGAGCGATTCATTGCAGCCCCTTGATATATAAAAGACAGGAAGGCATACTTTCCAACACCTTCGTGCTTGCCGTTTTGGAATCTATGTTCGACATTACCATTAGATTTTTTAACAGTGAGGAAAGCAGTTAAAGCAACAACAGTCATTACATTCCTAACCTCGATCTAGTACTTCTACTATTTTTTAAAGTAGACAAAGTTCTATTTTCTCCAGCTTTTGCGCCTTGTGATGCAGCAGCGTTAATGATGTCAGTTACAGCAGATCTAGGTACATAATCATCACCATTAAAGTTCATCACTGGACCTGTGTAGTTAACAGTTGTAGTACCGCCTGAAGCTGAGTAGCGACCCATTGCAGCTTCTACACCCAAACGACCACTTGGGCCACGCTTAAGAGGCATGATGGCTTCTGGGCCAGCTTCACCCATTAGACCAGTGCCTTTAGAGAAGGGAAAAAGTGTTGGCTTATCAACTACACCACCGTAAGCAAAGGGAACAATACCGTTCTTTCCATAAATATTACCCAAGGCATTTCTTCCAACTCTTCCAGATTCGATGTCAATAGCCCCTGCCATACCTGGAGAAATCAAAGCAGATGTCACATCGGCATTAGTAGCTGTAACAGGATTGCCAGGAAGGAAAGAACCAAAAATTTTAAGCAACATTTGTTTTGCATATATACGAGTCATGTCAGCAATTATTGAACGTGCAAAATCTTTAAATGATGCCTTACCTGTTGTAACGAAACTGACTATTGCATCTTCCATACCTTTAAAAGCATTTCCTACGGCTTCACCAATCTGCTCTCCAAGTGATTTAATTCCTGTTAAATATTTAGTAACACCAGCACTAAGACTTGCAAAAACTGATTCACCTTTATTGCCTAATTTATCTGTTGCCGAAGTTGCATCTTCATTTGCACCAGTAAGTCTGTTGTATTGGGTTTCTAATAGTACAAGCTCATTATTTAATTTGTTATATCTTTCAGTTATCTGTTTTAAATCTTCCATATCTCTGAAAATAAATACTTTATCCCTCTCCTCATCACGTTGAGCTAAACGATTTTTTATTTCTGCTCTTTGCTCTTCTAATGGTTTTAACTGTTTTTTAATATCAAACATTTTGCCTTGTAGATGTTTATCTCCAATTTTCAAGAAATCAGCTAAAGCTTTAGCAGCACCATCAATTAAATTGATTATTCTAGTAAATTCATTTTGAAAAGCAGCACCAACAGGTCTTAATAAAACACCAACACTTTCTTTCATTCTACTTAAAGCAGTAGCCAACCTATCCCCTGCGGCTTCTGGCCCTGCTGCTAATATCTCAGCATTTTTGCCGTACTTAGCAAATAAGACATCAGCAAATTTCATAAAGTCATCTAACGTCACCTTCCCGCCTTCTAATGCCTTATCCAACTCGGCTGGAGTCTTACCCATAGACTCAGCGAAAATAGTGAAGGCTCCTGGGAGACGTTCTCCCAGTTGTTGACGAAGCTCTTCGGCAGATACCTTGCCCTTACTGAAGACTTGGGCGGTAGCCGTCATTGCCGCCTTCATGTCTTCTAGTGTTCCACCAGTACCACGAATACCAGCAGCTATAGATTCAAACACTGTTTGTGCATCTTCAACGCTATGACCAGCACCTTTAACAGAAGCCGTTAATGCTGTGAATTGCCTTGTGATGACATCTTGAGGAATAGCTAAAGCTTCACTTTTTTGTTGTAAAAATCCTTGTGCGGCTGTATAAGCTTTTGTGTCAGCAATGACCAGTCTTAATGCTTTTCTTTGTAATCCAAGAGCAGCAGAATATTCAGTAGTCTCACCAATAGATTTTCGTACCATCCCAACTTGAGCACCAACAGCAGCACCTACGGCTGCACCTGCTGGGCCTCCACCACTAGCAAGTCCTATTGCACCACCAATTGCACCTTCTGGGCCACCAAATACTCCACCAGCAGCAATAGCTCCTAATCCTTTAGCAGCACCTTTTAAAGAAAGACCTGATCTTTTCCCTGCTGCCGAAACTTTATTTAAAGCAGCTTCCGCTTGTTTTATATCCCTTGTAAACAGTCGATATTTTGCACTTGTTGTTGAAACATTTGCTCTTAGCTCAGTAA